ATTAGCCGTGGTTGTGTAAACAGCAGAAAGCCGTTGATTATTAAAGAATGCGTGCATTCCTATTACATTCGTATCGGCTGCGCTGGTTTCTGGCTGGCCCCCATACAACTGGGAGGCTTTGCCCAAGGTAACAGCTTGCACAGTGAAGTTAGAGGGATTAAGAGTTTCTGATCCGGCTACATTTTTAAGACTGTAAGGTGTGGTGAGCATATCTACGATCACTTCAGACGCACCGTCCACCACCATGTTACTCTCTTTGAGAACACTTGTAGAGGTGCCATCTTGCATGATCTTAAATACTTCTACTTCACCTTTTAATTTCATCTAATTTCCTCTAATTATAAGAGACGATACCTGCCCAAAACTACCATCTCCAGACAGCGCATAAATCTCTCTGTACACATTATCTCTATAACTTAATCTACCTCCGCCACTAACCCCCATGTTCCCAGAAGTTACCAAAGCCTCCCTAGAGGAGAGCCTACTCTTGGCTAAAGAAGTAAAGTAATCAAAACAAGCCTTTAATTCTTTCTTGTTTAACTCATACTTATCATAGCCCGTAGGAAGATGAGCTTTTTCTTTGAAAGTTTTGTTATACATACTAATAGTCTCAAATAGGACAAATGATTTTGTATCAGCTTCCGCTAAAAATATTTCTATATAGTACTTTCTATCTTTAGTATGAATTTTTTGTGTTATCTGTTGAGGAACGTCGGAGTTATGGGTATTAAAATTAATACTTATAGTTTCAAATATTTGTGGTGATCCCCACAAAGATTGTTGGGCTGTCTCTTCTAGCCCCTCTCCACTCTCTTCTACACATCCTAAACGCGGGCTCAGGTCTGCATAAGGAGTGATAGTCTCATTAGAGATTAACGATCTTTCAGTTCCTGATTCCGCGTCCTCTTCTCTGTTAATAGCGGCAATAGTCGTTAGCTTAAACTTTTTACCTGGTGACCTTCCTATCACTCCCATAAAACTAGTATCAGTATTTATATCCGACAACTTAGTTCTTGTCCATTCACCATTAAAGAAGGACCACACAGAACTCTCAGTTGTATAAGAGCCATCACGTAACCTGTAAGTGTAAGAAATGGGCTCTGTATGAATCCAAGCTTTTATCGTATGCCCTCCTACAGTCTGGGAATCTGTATTTATATTACAAGCATTAATGGATAATTCATACTCGCAATCAGGTACTAAGAAATTCTTAATGTCAGGTCTAGCCGAATCAGGTTCTATTTTATATCTAAGGCGTGGGAAGCTGTTACCCATATTCCTCCCATATCTGATAATTAAATTATCTTGCAACATGGAGGGTTGTGCCCAAAGTGGTAACCCTTTATTATTACTCACGTTTTTTTCTAAATTAGCAAGTCTGAGGAGCCCAAATGTAGGAGGTATACTTACTAAAGGTGCTATCCCGTTATTGGGGGTATAGGGATTAGAAGTATCTACAAACTCTACTCCACTTAGTAAGGTATCGTTCCTAATTTCAGGCCACCATACATACATGCTCGCTGCATCTGTAGCCGTTTGATTAGTAATCCCAAAATCATTAGTAGGACTCATCACCCCCGTTCCCATGTTATAGCCTATATCAATCATACTACCAACAGTGCTAGCTACTAAAGTAGGAGCTATATCATCTACTGAAGATGCTGTTATTTCAAAATCTGAATTAAACACATAAGGACCATAAGTGTGGGAAATTATATCATCAGCGCGAGTATACTGTTTATTAAAGTTTATGGGTACCCTACTATAAGTCTCTAACCATTGTCTGTAAAATCTATGCAAGGTAGATCCAAACTTGAAATCTCGCATATAATCAACGGTCTCAACAGCACTTGTACTTTCATGAAGCTGATTGGCTATAGAATTTACCACATCTTTAGATGTGTCTGCGTACCAACTGGATAGAGTGGTAGGTTGAATTTTGGCTGACGAAGCGGCCCACAGAGTATTAACAGTTCCATCTCCATTAAAATAACCAGATACTATAGAAGACGCCTCTTGCCAAATTGAAGTTTCCGCTACTCTATGTTGTAAAGCTTGTAACTCTGATAATGATCCCCTCCCATCAAAGAAAGAAGAAGCGGAGGAGCTATCCACCCCAGACAGCCCCCTAAACGGGAAGGTATTGCTCACCTCTATTTGATAAAAACTGTCCGAAGAGTTATACGCTTGGCACCTATGCCATACCGGATCTATATTTACCCTATCAATAAGATTACCAAAATTATTAGGATCTCTTACTAACGTTACGGGGACAAACGAAAGAGAACTTGGTATGAAACCTAATGAGAATATACCAGATGTTAAGAGATTAGCCCCGGTTGAATAAAAACTTGGGAGTTGGGTTGCCCTGTAAAGCCACTGGTACCCTGCCGCCCCGTCCCCGTCCCGCAGGTCTATATTTTCCCCATCCATTAAATACTTATAGTTTTTTCTACGTATAGCGTTGCGTGGGGCTGATGAAAAATAGACATCCGCAACTCCAGAGGCAAAAAGTGCATCATTTAAAGAATCAGCGTTCGATCTTCTAAACTTATTTATTAAATTAGGTAAAACTGTTATCGGATTTACCGTACTTACGGCAAAATTAGTGAGTATAGTCCCCGAAGATCCCGACGCAGCAACCGAACTCAAACCCATTTCCGCCGTTTGAGTAGATATGGCACTTAAACTTATATTGAAATCTTCTACAGTAGAAACGTTTAGGATTATGTCTGGAATAGCGTGGGCTGGCGCTGCCGTATTGACCAGAGTTTTTATTCTTGAAAGAGCATACTTAGAGTCTTTATCCAAAGCGTTAGATGCAAAGTTAAAAGAGCTAGCTGATAATACAATTTTGAAATGGGAAGACTTAGAACTCCAATACGGTAAATATTTAAGTAAATCATTACCTCGGGATCTCTTTATATTTATTACATCTTCATAATTAAAGGGTAGCTTCTCCATAGTAGTAAAGAATAAAAATGAGTTTCTGTAAAAATTAATATCTTCATTAGAAAGTGTGTTATCTTTAATATAAGTATAAACATTATTTGCTGATTGTTCATCTACCCCAAAACATAATAATTTTTTCTTTATTGCGTTTAGAAGAGCTAAAGAAACATCACACTTAGTATAATACTTAATATCTTCCCAAGGAGGGATGGGCATTACCCTATCTCTATAATTGAATACAAAATTAGGATCTTGAGTAGGAACTATTTGAGTCGAAGTACTTTTTCTCACTTCCCCGGTGTAATAATCTCCCTTCTCATCCCTATTCCAAGCCCCTTTATATTCCACTTCAGGGTCATATGCGAAAAAGAACTTTACCCTAGGAAATATCTTATTTGCAAAGATAAAATTATTAGGAAACTCATTAATAAGCTCCCACATGATCCTGTCCACCGCCAATCTTATATTTTTATCTAAATCAGTGGTAGAGTAGCGGTCTAGCCCTAAATTATCTGCGGCACTCTTTGTAAAAGTTTCAAGGCCATCGCTGGTGAGGGTAGAACTTGTAGCTAACGTATAAAAAAGTATATTAGGAATATAAGATTCCCATAAATCAAATAAAGTTCCAGAAGTAACATTGAAAGCAGATGGGGAGCCAAACACGGTGTCAACCATCCCCTGCACCGATCTCTTCGTTCCTTTAGCCTTATAAATCGCTACAGCCTGCCTAAGCTGATTTCTGTGTCTACTTACATCCGGCCCTATAAGCGTCCACCCTATTAAATCCGCTAAATAAGGAAGGTACTCGTCGGGACACGAATCTATATCCACCAACGTCTCTAATTCTTTCGCTTCGCCGCTCCTATCAGCAAAAGAGAACGAAAAAGCTTCTAACAACCGAGAGAAAGGACCGGCTGACTCAGTGTCAGTTAAAAGAGACGTGACATCAATATAATCGTTAAAAGCAGATTCTACTTTCCTATCTGTATCATTAAAATAATGAGGAGAGTATACTACATCTACTAAGGTATCCAGCCTGTCTCTTTGCTGGGTAGATTTGCTCCATGTCCCTGTACCAGATGTTCTATATTTGTTAGGTATTATACGTTCATCTATAGAAGAAAAAGATGTATAATTACTCCATAGATATTTTTCAAATACTTTTAGGGCATCATTTAGGGCTACTACATCCCCTGACCATAATTTATTAGCCATCAGGGTAGCAACTTCAGCCGAAGTTGCGTAAGGAGCAGGACGAACGGAGGCACCCGCAGGATCAGGCGTATTCAAAAAGTAAAGCCACGATAACTTATCAATAAGATACTTGTGAGTGCCTGAACTGGTATTATCAAACGCTGAAGCTGTGTTAGTTGCTAAATTAGAGGTTACACTATCTTCTTGCTGAAGAACTATAGTAGGAAGAAAAGTACCTGATAAATAATTTAAGAAATTTGAGCTAGAACTAAAGCTACTGTATGTTTTGCCTAATTTTACGAGGATATCTTTTTCAAAATCCTTAGAAGCTATCCACGTAAGGTTATTCTGTTTTACAAAATACTTAGCAAGGCCACCTATTGCACTGATAGAGCTTAGATAATCTACAGTTTCCAAAGCAGATACATACATAACTCCCGTAGCATCTGCCGCTAGTATATGAGAGTTAATTAGCTGGGATAAAGCGGGGACCTCCGTCCCACTAAGCGCAATGTCGTCCGCTAGGTAGATATCGGGGGTTATAATCTTTACTACATCAAGGTAATTACTTTTAAAGTAGGTCTGAGAATTTGGAACCCTCCCAAGCCCTCCTTCAGAGGTAGGAGTTCTAACTAAATCATAAGTAAACTTAGTTACTGGGTCGGTTACTTTTCTTTTAGACATTAGAGATAAAGTATATCTAAGCTAAAGTTGTTAAGTTGAATTATCTCATTATGATCTACAGCTACTACATCAGGAATATTATCTATGGTAGCAAATCTTACTTCAGATAATTGAAATATTTTTCTCTCTAATTCAACTTTAAGGAAATCTTTATCAAATTCCATATTATCTACACCAAAAAATGCCAGGATCTGGTTTGAGACCTTCCTCTTTATAGACTCTTCTATTTCTCTATATTCCTTGTCGATCCTTAAAGTAATGGTTAAATCCAGGGTTCTCACTAAACCATCATTTACCACCACTAGATCTGTTAACATTTTCTTTTCCTCAATACTATCCAACAAATCTTTTTTATATGTAGGAGATGCTTTTTGTAACTGAAGAGCAGTTGCTTTTTCTAATACAAATAGATCAATTATATTAGCTGAAGAAAATCCTTCTCTAGTAACGGCTGTAACCTTGCCCTTACTGCCGACAGAGCTATAAAATCTATTTCCAAAAGATATATAATCTTCTAATGTAACTAGCCGGTCTTGGCTTTTAAACGTGTAAGGACCAAATCTCTTAGCATCAGCGGCGGTTTCTGCGTCCGTACCCCCTGCCATCACTGTCATATTTTCTAATCGCCACTGTGTGTTATTCTCATCTCCGTCTTTAGCTATAAGAACAACATTAATAGCCTCTTTCACTAAATTACCTCTAACTCCACCCCCTACTCTGTAGGAAACAGTATAGGTTCCATTTTGGGGAGGATTTTGAGATCCTGCTCCATCCCCAAAAATAATTGTAGCATTATAATCCCCATCATAAACTACTTCAAAAATTTTATCTGTCGCTCCCGAAGCCGAGAAAAGCTTATCTACCTGTAAGTAGGGTCCCGTAGCATCTCCGACTGCGGCATCTACAGACTCTAGGAATACTCTTACACTTTTTTCTATGACAGGTCCCTGACCCAATGTTATACTTTTTACAAGTTCTGTTCCTCCGAAGATACCCTGTTCTACAACAAATGCCCCCTCAACCAAGGCTAAACCAGTGTAAACTGAACTAAGCTCCCCGGTACCACCATTATCCGAATCAGTTGCTCCATATAGAACTAAGCTATCTGAGTTATTTTTTATATTTTCTATAACATTATTTGAATCTAATTTGTATAAAGTGTAGCTTGTAGGAGCCCCATCTTCTGGGGACGTTACGGTCACCGTTCGGGAAGAGTTAGGAATAGTTATGGAGGAAACTTGGGCATTTGTGGGATTGGTCGTCCCTGCCCACTTTAACCGCCCTTTGGCTGCCGCTGACCCAGGACCTTTCATAGAAATGCCGACTAACTGGAGTAATTTAGCTAAATTTATTCTATTTTTTACCGTGCCCACAAAACATTCATTAGCTAATGCATCTGCTTTGAAAGAAGTTATCGCACCCATATAGGAAACTAATTCTACCAGCATGATCCCTAATTCAGATTCATAAAAATTATTAAAGTCCTCAGGGTAAACAGCATTGATATAATCAAGCAAAGAAGATTTAATACTTTCAAAATCTACGGCTGCAAAGTTTACCAAAGAAGATTTGTTATTCTCAGGTATTTTACCTACTTTCATAAAATCTGAATCTACTGTTCCTGAAAAACTCATCCCACATTTACCTCAACTGAGAAAGCTGGAATTGAATTAACATCTCTAATTTTACATGTTAATTTAACTACTAATCCATGATCGGCCACCGAAGGCCAAGCTTCAAAGATATTTAATCTTATAACTTCTAGGAAAGGAGCGAACATTCGTATTTGTGACAATATTTCTCCTCTCATAATCTCGAAAGTTGTTATATCTAAAGGACTAAAGATATAATCCTTCAAATCTAGTCCAAAAGCGGGATTCATGATCCTCTCCCCCTTTTTAGTTAAGAAAAGTTGTCGTAACATTCCTACTATTAGTTCTTTATTTACTCCTTGAGTAAAATACTTTACGTTTGTGACGTTTTTAATATCCCCAAATACTTTTTTAGTTCTAGATTGAGCTAAAGGGTAACTGATACCCTTTAAAAATTTATTTTGGGATGAAACTGTTCGTTTAGTAGCATTATTAGGAAGAATTCCAAATATATTTGTAGATGTAGTAGCCATTACGTTTTAATATTCTTAAAGAACCCCTTTTGGGAATTAAAGTTTTGTAACACCTCTCCGCTCTTAATCGCCCTCTTATATAGCTTAAAACTTCCTACAAGTCCATTAAGGCCACTCCTTAGTCCCCCATTATTAGATCCTAAGAAGTTCATACCTTTTGAAGAATTAGCGGCATAGCCAAATTCTGCATTTGTCATTCCATCCGTATACCCACCCCCTATAATCCAAGGAGTGAACCCCGTAGCTCCCGGTGCATCCCAATTCCAGAAGTCTTTTTGGTAAACAGCCGATGGAACATAATTTATTGAATTTTGAGGTAAAGTATCTTTATAGATATTTTTATAACTAAAACTGCTAGAATCAAGGGGGGAGGGGATGTTAGGAGATTTAGTAAATCCGAAGGTATTAGTATAATTTTGAGAAAGGACCTCTACTCCATCACAATATATGGCTACTTTTCCTACTCCCGAAGGATCACAAGTTATAGACAGATGTTTGAAAGTAGAAGAACAATCCCCCAGAGCAGAAGTAGTCCCCGCAGCCCCAGTCACTGATAAAACTGCACCCAGGTATCGTTGGGGGTCTGAGGATTCTTTAAAACAATCCAAACCAGAACGGGGAATAAAGGTCACACTGCTAGTATTAACAGATCGAGTAGGAGCTATATAAAATTTCAAGTCCTGATCAACGGGGTTCTTTCCATTATTATTTGAGGGAGGTAAATTCTTTGTAAATCTCCTATCACGAGTAAATCCAACCAATAAACCCTTCACAGAATTATAATCCTGTTGAACCTCCATGCGTTCAATATCAGTAACCTGTTTATCTCCTCCCCTATTCTCATTACCTAACAAAATTCTATGCATAGAGGAGGATTCCACAGAGGTATCCCATCCATCATATCCACTGCTCATCAAAGAAGGAAGGTGAAGCCAACAATCTAACGTAAATCCACTCTTTCTATATAACAAACTCTGGAAATCATCTATGCCTTGAGGTAATCGCATGTAACTTAAAGGTTTATAAGGACTCTGCAAATATTGAGCAGATAGGGGATCTAAATAGTAAGTAGATTTAGAGTTAGTTCCTGAGAAAAAGCTACAAATACCTTTAAATTGTGCTATGCCTACCCCAGAGGGGTGAACAGTGTCAAAAGAACTTGCCACAATTTGAGCATAATGAGTAGAGCCTGTTTCTGCCGAGTTAGCTGTCTTAAACTTTACTGACGCGGGATCTGACTCTACGTCTCCTCCAAGGAAATTATAACAGGCTACTAAATCTTTAGTTATTATCCCATCGACTAGAGATAAAATAGGAGCTTGGGATGCGTCAACAGAGGAAGGTGAACTTATAATTGCTCCCTCCCCTATAGTTGGGACATATAGATGATCTAGGTAAACAGAACCCCCTGATTTCTCTTTAGAAATACCATAAGAAACGTCAACAGGGAGTACTACCCCGGAAACTTCCCCCGGCTTAAATACTAACTTAGATTGAATAGCTACCGGAATATTTATATTTTTATTATTTAAGAAAGAAAAATCATTTATGGGTACTTTACCTACTGTTACATTTCCTAAAACTATGGCTACTTGAATTTGTTTTTTACGTCTTTTTAGTCTATTTTCAAAGGATTCAGTTTCTGATATTACGTTCTGCTTGGCGTTTATTACCAAAGCAGTATCCTCTGCATAACCGCTAGCTACTAACTCAGAGATATAAGAAGATACATCGTATACTCTCCTATTTCTTTCACCTATAATCTGCTGCAAGAAAGAGTCTTTGTCATAATACTCTAAAATTTGTGGGTCGTCCTCTAGAACATTATTTTCTAGATCAAAGATAGTATTAGCCCATTCATTAAATTCTTTAAGAGTTACCGACTCCCCCTTTCCGCCACAGTTAGGATCATACTCAAACATCCATCTCATCGTATCTTCGGGAATCACAGACTTACATTGTACTATATTCTCCCAATCGTCAGGAATTTCAATTCCGCCCCCCACTGAATCGTAATATATGCCAGTGCGAGTAAGAATAAACTTTTCTTTTGTACTTATAGGAGGATCTAAGCTAACTGGTTTAACCCAGAACTTCTCCTGAGGGGGCTCTATTTTTTCCGGTTCATACCAAATCCCACCCGCAAGCTCACAGGAGTGTTTAGTAGTAAAAGCTTGCCCTAAATTACAATAGCCTCCGGGTATTCTCACACAGAACCCAGTCCCCTCCAAAAGCTCTGCTACAGTTTTGCCTACACTAGCCACATAAATGGTGCCATCAAAACAGGGCTCAGGGTATTTGTCTGGGAATAAGGATCTATTATTGAGAATAGTATTTATTACGTTGAGTTGGTTTTGAGCTTTAGATACAAAGCCTAACGCATTGACAATTGAAGCTTTTTCAGATGCATACCTTACATCTAAATTTTCTTTGTATTGCTCTATAGCCTGAGGATCTACACCAGGAACCCAAACCCCGCCAGCCCCTAAGCATCCCTCTTGCGTAACAAAGTCTCTATTCCTCTCTCCGTCTATTTTACAATAGCCCTTAGCATTAGCATATTGATCAGCTAAACGAGAATAAGGAGATTTCAAAGACTCATGAGTAGTTAACTGGTCTATACAGTCTATTACTTGTTCTACTTTGTCAATAATGCCAGTAACTGTTCCCCATACCTCCTGGGCTATCCCCATCAACTCACCTATAGCATTCAACCCATCAAGAAAACTTAAAACTCCTCCACCCAGAACAGAATCGCTTAACTCAGAAATTACAGTTTGTAGCCCCACCTCCGTATCAACTTCTATTAAGCCTAATTCTAGGTATATTTTCCTTTTTATGTCTTTAATGGCATCTTGGGCGTCCATCTTCCCTGCTTGAATAGCTCTACTTAGCTGTTGGAGAGGTTTCCCAGGAAGTAAATTAAGTACTTCTTCAGCCAAGTTTACAGCACAAGAAGGTACCCCAAACTGAGTCTCTAAAATATCTAACGCAGGGTTCCTATTGTTGCCTATGTTAAATATTTCATCTGCTTTTGCTCTGTCAAATCCCATTAGTCTAAGTCTATCCTTCCTTTACCCCCTGGCGCAAGCGGGTGTGCCGTGGGAGTATTAAGATCTATATGCGGAGCATTTAATTCTATTTTTTCATTACTTGTGAGGGTAATTTTCTGTTCCGCTATTATATCTACTGTTCCACCCGTAGTAATTACTATCTTGCCAAAATATTGTGGAGCATTAATATGAATAACTGAATCAAGAGCTTGAGCTTCTATATTTATGTTATTCCATTTAGAACGTAGATTTATACATCCAAATTTCTGACCCCCTTTTTCCAGAGGATTCCCTCCGAAAGGATGCGCTCCAGGGGGGCTTCCGTCTGGATGAGCTTGGCCTTTACCAAAAAGAGAAGGTTTCGGGAGAATGGGATAGCCCCCTAAGTCTCTACGCACTTCTTCTAATGCCGCAGGGTCTGTCCCAGGGGGAGCGAAGTCTGTCAAAGCCTCATCATCTCCCTCTAAGGGCCAGTAAGGATCTTGTCCCCCTGGATTAATCATTTTCCTTCCATCGGGATCAGGAGCAAAAAGGCCATCTGCGTCATTAAGTATATCTATGTTAAGCCCGTTAGCCCTAAGTTCAATCCCTTTATTCCTGCTGGTTAAGTTTGAGGGACCATGAGAATCTACTCTAAATTCTCCTCCCTGCACATTATTACTTTCCGCCCCTATACCAGTCTGCTTACCTCCTAGTAGGATATAATCTTCTCCAGCCGCCCCTTCAGCCTTACCTGTTGTTATCTTAATATAATCCATAGCAGGTGTATCTATTAAATCTATTTTTTTGCCCGTCCCGCTTCTAAGCCTAGTGCGAGAATTGATCCATGCATCTGCGGCGCCGTCTCCACCCACCATCTGGTCGTACAGTATTAACCCAGCATTCCCTTTATCAAGAAATGCCATAATTTCCGGGGTAGCTTGGTTAGCATAAATACGGTCAACAATAGGAAAAGGTGCCGTAGGCGGGGCAGCAACGTCGCAGCCAAGAGAGGTCAAATCAATACTTCCGCCCGGTGTCTCTATGCCTGCTGCTGATTCTATATTGTGAAATAACTCTTCTCCCGTAGGAGACTCTGTAACTGCGCCCGCAAGTGATTTTGAAGATCCCACTACTGATCCCAGGTAATAGTACCCAGCAGCATCCCCCGGAACGTCATTAGCGTCTAGACTTAATATTAAAACCTCAGAATTAGGAGTAGGGGGCGCAAATATACCACCGTCTAAATTATTCCTTGGACTCATATAGGTAACTGTCACCGGCTCTAATGGAGTTGGTAAATTAACATCAATTAACCCAGACTTAGTTAAGTCTGCTACGCTGGCTACTGTTCCTCTATAAACTTTCATTACATTATTCTCATTCAATCAGATGCATTTTTTAAAACATTAAAAGATGTAGTAACAGTACTAGCTGTTATTCTAACTTCATATCCTACTATATAATACTCTCCTGATAACCAAGTATTTTTGGCTCCCGCATTTTTATAGTCATTAGAAGCCAAAGCTTCGGGTTCCATGAAATATAATAATGAACGAGATCCTAAAGTTTTAGCCATAGACATTAAAGGAAATAAGGGTAGAGTAGTTATTTTACCCACAAAAGTTCTATTAGATAACTTACTTCTAATAGTTAAAAGCTCATCCGTAATACCGTCTTGATTTTCCGGGGAGACCAATAAAGATGTTGAAACATCAGGCTTAGATAGTAAACTTATAATAAAGTTATACATAACCTTTATAAAGTTTTCTCTGTGGTCTGAATTTGTCACCAGGGCGGGCTTCGTAGTGGGAACAGGACCTACAAAGCTATTCCCAGCGGGGTTCATAATCGCTGCGCCCGTTGTGACCTGCTGGGACAGCAGCGCAGAGCGCATACTAGGGTTCGCGTTTATTGCTGGGCTATAGGTTGTAACTGATCCCACTGTTTGAGAAGGAACCCCAGCAACCAAAGACATTTCTAAAAACTTGTTGGCATACCCGTTAGCAAGAGTATATTTATCTATACTCTCATCATACCACTTAGCTATTTTTCCCTTTATTACTTCAGGAGAATCCTCGTCTGTATATAATTTATTTATTTCTTTATATATATCAAAGCTTTTTATTCCTCTCACCTGAATTGAGTCCGATAAAGTCTCAGGAATAAGAGTTAATAAGTAAGCATACCAAGGCTTTAAATTAAAATTAAAATCTAAAATATTTGAGTTTTTAAATCCATAGTTAAAAACAGGGATCTTTTCTTGAATTAAATATTCGTTTAATTTCTCATTATTCTCAAATGTTTTGCCGTCGATATTAGTAAGTAAGGCTAATGCATTAGGACTCCCTTCATTGTAAGGAAGCATCAAGGCATCCGGGTCTGGATTTAAGAATAATTTAGCATAAGCAGAGTGGCTAACATTTATAGAAGGTTCTTCTGCTCTAAATGCCGTAAATGCTCTTCTTAGTGGTTGATACACAGGATTTTTGAGGGTCAGGTCATCGTTAGCTAATTTTTTTCCTTGAAGAAGAGAACTCATAACATCATAAGATGTTACTAAAAATATTGAATCAGGGTTACCTTCGGTAAGAGCCGAATATTTCTTCGCTACCTGAGATTTTCTCACTTCCTCTGCACATCTATCTACGAGACTTATTTCAGAAAAGCAACTGACGTAAGGATCAAGCTTAGTTAGAGCCCCTAAGGATTGTAAAATATCATTTACCGCCTTTCTCATGAGCGGCATCGTCTTGGTTGAAACTTGGATGA